ACGGACAGGAGCGCCACAAACAATTTTGCTGGTTATATTTCAAATCTGAGATTGTCAAATACAAACCTGACGATTTCATCAACCCCAACGACTCCGTTAACCGCTTCAGGCAGCACAATTTTTTTGTCTTGCGGATACAACCGTTTTGTTGATGGTTCAACTCTTGCAAGCGCAATTACTGTTGGTTCCGGCACACCCACCGTCCAAGCATTCCAGCCATTCTCCCCAACAGCCCCGTACACCACTGCGGCGTATGGTGGGAGCGGGTATTTTGCGGGTAGCCCAAATTATTTGACCGTTCCATACAACGTTGCATTAAACCTTGTTTCTGGTGATTTTACAATTGAAACATGGTTTTATTGTACAGCTCTAAATTCTGTAGAACAACAAATTCTTAATAAAGATGGGGTTGCCGGAGTATCTTATTATCAATATAATTTGGGGGTTAGCCCAACAGGAACGTTGACTGCGTATTTGGGAAACGGTGGAGGTCTATCTCCAACATTCACAGATTACGGAGCATCAACTCCCGTTCCGTTAAACTGTTGGAACCATGCCGCTTTAGTCAGGACCGGTTCAACAATTAAAGTTTTTTTTAACGGGTTGCAAGTAACTTCTACGGCTCAAGTCACGGCAATGACTGATGGTGGCAAAGCGTTATTAATTGGGTACCTTTCTTCCGGTCAAACCGGAAATTATTTTAATGGTTACATTGCCAATACCCGTATTGTCAAAGGAACAGCGGTTTACACCGCATCATTTACTTTGCCTACCGCGCCAGTAACGGCAATTACAAATACTAGTTTTCTCCTCAACTCGGCAAACGCAGGAATCTACGACGCTAGTACGCAAAACAATGTGATTACGGTTGGGGATGCTCAGGCTAGTACCACGCAATATAAATGGTCGCCTACAAGCATGAAATACGACGGTACTGGAGACTGGTTGACGGCTATTGATGGTCCTCAGCTTCAGCTTGGTACAGGAGATTTCACAATTGAGGGATGGGTTTACCTATCTTCGGTCAGTGTTGCTTACGGCATTTTGAGCAAAGGCACTGCAACGACTGGGTGGTCTGTAAACGTAACTGCTTTGAACAAACTTCAGTTTAGTTATACGGCATCAAACCTTACCGGATCAACGTCACTGTCAACCGGCACTTGGTATTACTTTGCTGTTGTGCGTTCTGGTAGTGCTACTGGAAACTTAAAGCTATATTTGAACGGCTCTCTTGAAGCCACCAGCGGCGGAGCTGTAACAGACAATTTCAATCAAACAAACACACTGTATGTTGGCGCAGACCGAATTGGTAGCAGCGCATTGAACGGTTATCTACAAGATGTTCGCATTACCAAAGGCGTCGCCCGCACTGTAACCACCGTGCCAACCGCATCATTCCCTGTCCAGTAAGGATTAAAAAATGTTACTTGCAAACATCAATCTGGTTGTCAAAGACAGTTCAGAGTGGTTTCCGTTCCAGAACTTTGGTTCTACCGGCCCTACTCTTGAGTACGTTCGTGAATGTGGGTTCTACCCTATTTGTGTGTGGAAGCCATACGACCACGCAACGGAAAAGCTAGTCCCTGCCGCGCCTCACTTGATTGACGGCCAGGTTTACACCGTTGACGTTGCTCCCATGACGGAAGAAGACCTGGCGCAGCGCAAGGCTACGCAGTGGCAAGTGATCCGCACCGCACGCAACCAGATGCTCAAGGACAGCGATTGGACGCAAGTGGCAGATGCCCCTGGTGACAAGGCTGCGTGGGCGACGTACCGTCAAGAATTGCGTGACATTACCAAACAAGCAGACCCGTTTGCTATTCAGTGGCCTACCAACCCGTGAGGTTTAAATGGAAACACAGCAGCTATTTAACATTGTTGTATCGGTAATTGGCGCTATGGCTGCGTGGATCCTTAAAGTATTGTGGGATACGATCAATGAAGTCAAGCAAGAGGTCCATGACTTCAAGCAAGACTCTCACCACGACTTTGTACGCAGGGATGACTTTTCAGATGCCATCAAGCGTATAGAAACGATGGTGAACAAGATCTTTGACAAGCTGGATAGCAAGGTAGACAAGTGAATTTGGATGATCTTTCTTACGTTGAGTTTGGAGACGTAGAAGGATTAGGTAGGTTCTTGTTTGAAAACGGTGTCCAGCACCAGTTGTTCTACGAAGTTCTGGCTGACAAGGGGATATTGGTACAAAAGTATCCCTTGATAGATGCCAACACTGACAATCTCGATGACTGGTTGTTTGTACACAACCAGGAGCATGAACGGTTAGCAAGCATACTTAATTTAGACAATCCGTTCCAGTTGATAGACGCAGATTGGAACGTAGAAGATGATTTTTATGATTGGATTGGCGTACATTTGAGCATTCACCAACAGATTGTAAGGGCGTTAGGACTGTGAACGAACAGATGCAACAAGCACAGGCTGCTACACAAGAGTTTATGCAGCAGTACGGCATTGACGTACGCACTATGTCCGCTGTTGGTCAGATGGCCCAGCAAGCTATCCAAGATCCTAGCCTGTACGCAATGCTTAGAGAGCAGTTGATAGGTGCTGGCATTCTTACGGAGAAAGAATTGCCTGAGCAAACCAATTACATGACTTTGGCTGCGTTAGCCGCTATGGGCGCTATAGCAGGAGGTGCGTAATGGGTTGGAGTTGGAAAAAAGCTCTAAGGATTGTTGTTCCTGTTGCCGCTATTGTTGTTCCTGGCATAGGAGAAGCTGTTGGATATGCAATTCTTGGTGCAGGTGATGCAATTGCTGGTGCGGCATTGGCAGGAGAAATTGCCGCCGCAACTGGAGTTTCTACAATAACTGCGGCTTCAGTTGCTGGTGCTACTGGTGCGGCAACTATTTCTGCGGGCCTTACTGCCGCACAAGGTGGTGACGGCGCAGACATTGTTAGAGCCGCCGCTACAGCAGGAGCTGCAAGCATTACAAACGTCGCAGCAGGCGGTGGAATAGTTGGAGCAGGTGCTGGATCTGCCGTTGGAACTGCAATAGCAGGAGGAAATTTAGACCAAGTTACATTAAATGTTTTGGCTGCGACAACTGGTGCTGCTGTCAATCAACAATTAGGACCGGCAGCAGGAGCAATTGCTACTGATTTAGTAAAAACAGGTGGCGTATCTGATGTAACATTGATAAAAGCAGCACTTGGTGAAGCCAATGTAGAAGGGACCTCTAAGTCTGGTGCTGCCAAGATTGAAAGTCTTTATGATCGATTGACAGCTTCTCCGGTCAAACCTGGGTCTGAACCATTTACTATTGGGAATGCAACGTATCAAGAATTAGAAGATGGCAGCGCAAAAGTAACAAGAGGGTCAAATGTAACAATCATGTCCCCCGACAATTTTGCAGATGTAAAAGAACAACAACTGCAAAATATGGTGTCTGCTCCCGTTGTTGATTCATCGCAAACACTTCCTAATGTTGAAGTGACTGCTCCCGGTGTTTCAAACGTAGAACCTGTTGTCACAGATTTTGCAGACAACACAGCGGCCAAGATTGATGGAGCAAGAAAACTTGAAAAAGTCACGGTAATTGGGAAAAGAGAAGATTCAAATACGTCTCCTGTTGTAACCGGACTAGATACGGTAACTATTACGGAAAATAGAGACCCTGAATTAGATCGAGTAACCGTTACCGGCGGTGAAGGTGAAGAAGAAAAACCCAAGGAAGAAGAAAAACCCAAGGAAGAAGAAAAGACTCCTCCAGATGAGTTATATCCAACGATTACTAGTTTCTCAAAAAGAAAAACTACACCGTCTAAAAAACCGACTACAATCACAGGGGCTACCACAATCACAGGGGCAAGCCCTGCTCGATTGTTGGCGGATTCTTTGTCTGCGTACAGACCTTCTGCCGGAACAATAGAAGGGGTAGAATCCGGCAAGGAAAGAGAGCCTGTTTGGAACACAGAATCATTGCGAAATGCACTGGGGATTTAAATGAATGAACTTAAAAGTTTGACCCGCATGGGTGGCGACCTTCGCAAGATTGCCCGTCTGTTGCAAGACAAGGGCAGGAAGGGTGACACCATCCTGGCGCATATCAATCCCCGTGAGGCTGCTCTCCTGCGTGAACACGGTGGGTCTGGCACTATCAACCCAGAGACTGGTTTGATGGAGTTTGTTGAATACGACTCACAACCCATCATGTATGGCACTGACGCTCCAGAACAGCCAATAGATTACAGTGAAGCAACTGTTCAACCAGAAGTTATTTCTGGGCCATCTGATGTTTTTGAAGTCAATGTTACCTCTCCTTCTGTTCAAGAAACTTCTGCTCCAATAGATTTAACTGGGTTTAGAACCCAAGCGCCTGCTTTTACCCCTGCTGCTGTTGGTCTTACTCCCGCTGCTGCTGGTCTTGCACAAGGAGTGTATGGATCACAATCTCCGTTTCCTACAACAGATCAAGTTCCATCAGGAGCTGGAACACAGCAAGAGAAAGGAATCCTAGATAGCCTCAGCGGTGGCGACAAGTTAAGGCTTGGTCTTGGCCTTGCCGGAGGGGTGCAGACGGCTCTGACAGCTCGTAAAGCCCGTGCAGGAACGCAGCAAGCAGCGCAGCAGATTCGTGACATTGGTGCGCCTTATCAACAGAAAGGTCTGGCAGAGCAGGCCGCAGCGGCCCGTGGTGAGCTGACCCCAGTCAACCAGCAAGCTCTAGAAGCACAACGTGCTCGTGCTGCTCAGGCTACGGTTGCCCGTGGTGGCGTGGGTGTGGCACAGCAGCAGAGGGCAGAGGAAGACCTGCGCCAACGTCTGCTGGCAGCGCAGCAGGACTTTGGGTTAAAGTTGTCCGGTATTGGCGATCAGTACACTGCCAAGGCCATCCAAGAGGGCATCCGTGCTGACTCAG